CGCGGACTTCATCGACTCCCACAGCACGCTTACCTGCGCATCAGCGATGTCGGGCGCGTTCATTGCGGTGCGCAGCACCGCTGCCGTGAAGCCCTTCTTGGCGCCCGGGCCAGAGCCGAACGTCTCGCTAATCTCGCGCGAGAAGTCGAGATACGCCTCCTTCTTGCCGCCGATCAACTCGCCGGCAATGGCCGCCAGTGGCTTGCCGATCTTCTCTTGCGCGAACTGGTTCACGGCCGACTCGACCGCCTCGACCTGCATATCGAACGGGGTGCGCGCCGCAAGCCTCGTGTTCTCGGCCATGGCGTCCAGCACCTTGGTCTCGAACGCATCCCTAGCCTCGGGGGTTGCGGCGTCGATGACCTGGGGATCGACCTCGCCAGCCGCAACACGAGCGGCAAGGGCGTCCAGCGCCGCTTCGTTCAGGCCGTCGAGGCCGATCTCTGCCGGCACCGCGGGTTCGAGATCGGGCTGGGCCGCGGGGGCCCCACCCGGCGCGTTCAGCGGCACGCCCTGCCCGCCCATGAAGAGCCACGGATCGTCGCCCTTCACGACGCCCGCGCGCATCTCGTTCAAGTCCTCGAGTGCGGCTCGAAACGTCTCAGGGTCGCTGTACGGGTGATTCTGGTCCTGCGCGTTCTCGACCAGGCTGTCGAGGCGCTTGTCGTACCACCCGAGGAACTTGGTCACGCCCTGGGCGGCTGTGATCTTTCCCTGCAGGTCCGTGACCCTCCCGCTCATGCGGGTCAGCGACTCGCGAATCCGGGCGTGGGACCCGATTGGGTCCGACCGATCCACCTCCAGGTTCTCACGCTCAAGCGCGATCTCCTCGGCCATCGCGTCCTGATAGGGCGTGCCCTCGACCAACGCCTCGTAGCGGTCGTAGACCTTGCCCCCCTCCTGCGCGTCGTTCTCCACGATCACGAGCGCGTTCATGGCACGGAAGTCCTCGACGGCGGCCAGCGCGTCCTTCTCTGTCTTGATAGCACTGAGAATCGTGGCCTGTTCCGCCGTGATCCGGGTCTCCGCGCCCCCCATCGGGAACAGCGCGACAACGCCCGACGGGAGCAGCGGAAGCGGCTGGACGGTGCCCGCACGCACCATCTGCTCTTCCTCGAACCGCATGATCTCGGTGTCTGCGCGGAGTTGCTCACTCTCGCGAACGTCGTCAAGTACCTTCCTCTTCAAGGCGGCGTCTTGCACCGCCAGGTCGAGATGCCCCCGCCTGATTGCGATCTCTTTCTCCCGCGACTCGTGCCGCAGCCTCTCGGCTTCCAGGATGTCCTGCCGCCGACCCATCTGCGTCCCGGCCTGACCTAGGAATGAGAGCGCCGCCCCCAGCCCGGCCTTGCTCCCGTACCCGTCGCTACCGAAGAGGGGCATGGGTCACGCCCCCGCCTGCGGGGGCTGCACGGGACGACCGTACATGCTGCGCCGGTACTGGCTGTAGGCCGTACCTCCAGGAGCCCCGCCCGCTTGCTGCGTCGCCCACCAGGGCGGCTGTTCCGGCCCCACCCGCGGCGTGGTCTGCACGATCGACTGACCCGCCGTGATCCCGCGTCGCGCCTGCTCCTGCTGCGCGAAGTACCCGGCGATCCCCTGGTTGATCCCGGCCAGGGCTGTGCCCCGCTGCTGCTGGACCTGAGCCAGGGACCCGAGTGCCCCAGCCCTGATTCCAGCCGTCTGCGCTGACGATTCAGCCCCCGCACTGATCCGCGCTCGAGCGGTCGCTGAACTACCTCCAAGCCCGCGAGACATGCCCGCCTCCTTCACCGCGGCGTCAGCCCGCTCACCGGACCGCACGCTCGCCTTCGCGAGCTCCCGGCTCGACGCCCCGATCAGGGCTGAAGCCCGAGCCGCGCCGGCCTTGACGTCCTCCCTGGCCCCTCTCAGCCGCTCGAGCCCGGCGCCGTACAGGTTCTCGGTGATCGCCTCCTGGTCCTTCCAGAAGGCCAGCGCCTTCTCGATGTCCTCGGGCCCGATCTTGCCCTGGGCCTGGATCGCGGCCATCTGGGCGTCTGCCTGGGACTGTCCCCCTAGGTACGCACCAATCCCACCCATAGCGAGCCCTGCACCTGTCGAAATTGCCATCAGGCGATCTCCTTGACGTACGATGTCTCTACCGGGCGGAAGCCCTTCCGCTCGTACAGCCGCTTCAGGGCCCGCGGCCTCAGCTTCTCGGTGTGCGACAGAAGGAGGCGTCCCGCGCCCTTCAGACGGGCGATGGCGATGAACTCGTCGAGTAGCTCTAGTCCAATCCCTCGACTGTCCGGGTCCACGTACCAGAACGCCTCCTGAATGGTCATCGTTCCGTCGTTGGGGTCATTGAAGGCGATTCCGCCGATCCCACCCAGGATATTCCCCTCCTCATCAGGGATCGCGAGAATCAACCCATCCCCAGCCTCGAGCAGGCGCCCCCACGCCTCGAGCCACGCCGCGGGACTCAGCGTTCCTGGTGCGCCAGACGCGGCGTGGAAGTCCCGCGCCAGCGGCACCATTGCCGGCAGCATCTCGGCCGTGACATGGATGATCATCTCTCCACCACCCCCCCATCCACAAGGGACGCGCGCAGCGCGGCTAGAACCTGCACAGCCCCCGGCAACTGCGCCGCCGTCAGCCAGTCGATCAGCTCGTTCACCTTCACCCCCACAGCCACCACGTCCGGTAGCTGGTCTGCGGCCAGCTTCTGAACCGAGAAGGCCGGGACCACCGCGGGCACGGCCACACCAGGTGCCGGGGTCAGGCTGAATCGCCCCTGCTTGTCCAGGGCGAGGGGCTCCTTCGCCTGCGGCACCGCCGACTGCGTGTTGCGACGATACCGCGGATCGCTCGCACCCAGGGCTTCCGAGACGTGGACGGGACCGCTCATCGCAGCACCAGCATTCTACCGCCGTCAGCCACGTTCACCGTCGCGCTCTCGTACGCCCACCTCGACGCCTGCGAGTTCCGCAGCCGCAGGAACACATATCCGCCAGTAGCCGTGATCGAATCGACCGGGTTCATGCCCGGGCTCAGGGATCCCGTCAGAACCGGCTCACCAAGGAAGTCCGGCGTGTCGGTCACGTACCACTCGTAGTCGCACGGGCCCTGGTCTGAGGCCAGGGCCACCTGGAACATCGAGAACCGCAGCCGCTCCCCAGGCTGAGCAGCGATCGGACCCAAGAGCACCGACGAGTCGATCCGTTCCCCGTCGTCATCAGCCGCGGTCTCGCTGAAGTACCGCACCTTCCCGTCTTCACTTCCGTACGCCACGACCCGGTCATCAGGCAAGTCACCGTCGAACACCGCGACTGCGGTGGGCTGCTTGCCCGAGGGGAACGAGTCCGGCCACCAGCTCGCGGTCTTCTTCTCCCAGAACCAGCCCGGGACCTCGATCCCACCCTCCCCGTAGGGAAGCTGGAAGACGTGCAGCCCCTTCGCGCGGTAGTCCCACGACATGCCGATGCGGTAGAAGCCCAGGGACACGTCCTCGAGCTCGCGGTGGATCGAGCCCTCCGAGATCGACACCGGCCTCTGGCCCGGGACGTAGGCGTACACCCCACCCCTGGACCCGAAGAAGTACAGGATGTCCTCGGGGTCCTTGGTCCAGGGTGAGCCGAACGCGATCCCCGTCTGCGTGCTCACGAGGTCCAGGTGCCCGTTGTCAGAGAGCGGGTTGCCCGTCATGCGGTGGATGGTCGAATCCCCACCCATGAGCAGCAGGTCGTCCGACCACGGGATCAGGGCGTTGATGATGTCGGGGTTGACCCCAGGGCCGCGGTTGGAATCTCCCGACACCGCATCCAGGGCCGTGAAGTTCAGCGGGAACTGGTCCCACGCCTGAGCATTCCCCTTCTTGCTCATGTGCCAGTTGTGGTCGTCGTCGGAAGTCCTGGCAATCACCAGCCGCCCGTCCCACGCCGTCATCAATCTCCCGTGCCTGGGCAGTTCCCCGGCATCCTTCGACACGAACGCCGCCAGCGCGTTGTCCTTGGGGTTGTAGACCTTGTACGTGCGCCCGTCGGTCATGTAGACCCGGCTGAACAGCGTCGCCATCGACACGAACGGCGCCGTCTTGTCGAACGCGGCCTCGATCGTCACAGGGACCTTGCCCGCCTCGATCAGCTTCAGCGTCCCGTCCGACACAGCCAGCCTGCGAGTCGAACGAGGTGAGGCGTCCTCGCCGATCACCTGCGCCTCGCGCACGATCTGCAGCTTCGTGATCGTGGGCAGGTCAGAGGCCGGCGTGCTGCCCGACTGACCCCCGATGCTCGCCACGTACAAGTGCTGAGGCGTCTTGAACGTCTTGTCGTAGGTCGGGAGGTTGGGGTCGAACGCGATCGAACGCACGAAGTCGTCCGCCGTCTCGCCAATGCGGTAGATCCACACCTGCGCGCCGTCCGACTCACGGTGTCTGGTGAGGGCCTGTGCGTTCCCACGAGCCCAGTACACGTCCCCATCCCCGTCCACCAGCAGCTTCTGGTAGCGGTAGGTGGGTGTAGCAGCGGCGCTGATGTAGGCCCAGGCGCCGTCGTCGTTGGCCCCGCCACCACCAATCCCGTCTTCCTGCGAGTAGCTGTTACCCAGGTCCACCACCCGCTGCATGTGGGCGTTCACGTACGTCCGCCCGGTGTGCCCCGAGGTGTCCTGGGGGTTCTCGTCGTCCGAGGCGTCCTTCTCGCCCACCGTGAGCACACCTCGACCGGCCGACGCGCTGGTCAGCGTGTCCTCGGTGGTCACGGCATGACCCAGCCCAGAGCCGTTCAGGGCCCACCGCAGTCCACCACCGTTCCCGCCCCACTTCGCCAGGATCGGGCGGGTGGAGCGGATCGCGCGCGTCGCGGCGTCGATCTCGTCCACGTCCCCACCAGCTCCTACGGGGTACTTGGCAGCGCTGCTGAAGGGATGGCCAAACCACAGCCCCTCCCCGTCGGCCCCATTGCCGTCGTCCAGTGGGAGAAGCTGCGGAATGGCGCACTCGTGAGCGATCCCACCCTCGATCTGCTCGACCTCGGTGGTGCTGTGGGTGAAGGCCAGGGTGGGAAACCACCCCCCGGGATCGACCGACCCCGAGTTCTGCCCGACGTGCGGGGGTAGGGCGCTCAGCGACCCGTAGGGCGCGTCGATCGTCACGTCGTTCCCGATGTCCCCATCCGTGTCCGCCGTGTCCCCGAGCAGCACCTTCCACTTCACCAGATGCCCGAAGTAGGGCTTCACCATGAAGGGGATCGAGCCGTCGTTCAGGAACATGTCCGCACCCGGATTCGGCAGCGCCTCACGGTGGGGGTTGCCGATCACCACGCCAGACGTCGGGCCGAACGACGCGATCTCGGTCATCGTCCAGCGCGCCACGGCCTTGCCGTTCAGGCGCAGGAAGCTGCGGCCAGCGTAGCCAGGTGAGGGGGCCGCCTCGTTGGCGTAGTTCCACCCGTTGTGCCCGATCGTCACGATCGCCATGCCGGTGGTGTCCACGCCCGTGTGGTCGATCGCGCCCGACACACCCCGGAACCCCGGCATGCCGTTGATGGGGTGCGAGTCCCCGTCGATCATCTTGTTCGACAGGAACGCGATCCAGCCCGGCCTCGGGATCACCGTGCCCTGACTCGTCACCTCGGCGTTCGACAGCAGCGCGTACTTCGTCGGGCTGCCGTTCATGGTCCACATGCAGCCGATCTCGTTGAGCCTGTGAACCCGCCACGCCTGACAGGTGAGCCACGAGTTCCCCCACCCCTCACCGGCTGTGGTGCCGACCGAGTGACCGGGGATGAGGGACTTCTGCGTCAGGTTCTTGCCGTCGGCGTCAGGCGCTGAGGTGTCCCCCTCGTCCGACTTGAACACGCCGTCGTGGTTGATGAACGAGCGCAGCACGTCGCCGGGGTAGGCCGTGCCGTTGTCCGAGTCCCCCCTGAAGAACACCGACGAGATGCGGAACGCGCCGGTCTCGAGGAACTGCGGCCCCTGCCTCGGCTGGCCCTCGGTGAACTTCTTCGCCTGCCTGCGGGGCAGGTCGTCGTCTACCGTGATGTACTCGTCGGGGTTGGTGAGAATCCCCGGCTGCTGCCCGCCCTCTGGCGTCGTGTCCTGCGTCAGGACGAAGCGCTGGTCGGGCCACAGCACGACCTCTTGGCCTTGCGCGTACCCCTCGAGGCGGTCGCTCAGAAGCTCTGAGTGGATCCGCCACCGAGCCCGCTTGCTCGTGTCCGTGCCCGTGTCGTCGCCGGCGTCGTCGATCCCGATGTCGTGCAGCGTGTAGCTGATGAACAGCCCTGTCGTCACGTCAGCCCCGATCGAGGGGATGAACCCCTCCGAGTCCGGCGCCACGCCGCGGGTCGCGTTCGAGGGGTGGCAGGTGAAGTTCGAGCCGTGCCTGTCGATGTGAAGACCATGAACCGGGGTTGGACACGCGCGCTGGAAGTTCTTGAGCGGCGTGCCGGTGTCCAGGAACGAGTAGGACGAGAAGGTCGAGAACGACGCCCCCTCGACGTGGTCCTGCGCCACCAGCAGCGTGTTCAGCCGCACGAAGAAGTTCACGATCGACCCCGGCAGATCCAGGGTCCAGTGAAGCTGGTACGTCTGGTTCTCGTCGTTCAGCAGCCGGAACTTCCACAGCTTCGAGCCCGAGTCCCCGTCAGCCGCCGCGGCAGCCGCGTAGACCTCGTCGTTCGCATCTACAACCAGCCGGTGCAGGACCAGCGCGTCGTCGTCCGTGGGCAGGATGATCGTCTTCAGCTCCTCGCCGTCGGCGTTGAACTTGACGATGATGCCCGAGGCGTCCAGCACGTAGACGTTGCCCTGCCGGTCCGTGTCCACGTCCGGCGCCTCGTCGAGCGAGGCCGTCAGCTTGGACCACGAGACCGTGATCTCGTTCGTGCCGTTGGCGGTGTAGCGGATCTTGGGACGGTCGTAGTTGATCGAGTGCAGCGCCTGCACCTTCTTGCCGGACACGACAGCCCCATCAGGGTACTCGCGTGAGCCCGAGCGCTGCCCGCCACGAGCCCGACCCGTGAGGGGATCGAGTGCGCGGCAGTTCTCGGTCTCCCGCGTGGTCCCCGCGGGCTGGTCCCCGAACGCCAGATCGGTGGACTTGCCCCCCAGCGGAAAGTGCAGGCGGCCCTTCGGCATGGCTAGGTCATGTCGTTGACGGTGTTGTCCCAGCGGTCAGAGTGCGGGGACGCCTGCGCGATCCCGCCGATCTGCTCGCCGTAGTTCGGCTGCACGCGGTGGTCCTTGCGCTTGGCGATCTCGAACAGCGGCCCCACCATCACCTCGGCCACCCGCTGACTGACCGTGCCCGTGTCCCGCTGGTGGAATCCCTGGGCGATCGCCCGCAAGAGCTCGAGGTACAGCGTGTGGCAGTAGGTCGCCACCGGGATCTTCGTCGTGTCGTCCGTGACGAAGCCCAACGTTCGGCCGTAGTACAGGATCAGGAACCCCGAGGACGTGGACGTAGGCGTGGGATGCAGCTCGAGCCGCCAGGTGGGCACGTCGCTCACCTCGTCCGACACGATCACCCCGTAGTAGAAGGTCGTGTTCGGCGTGATGTCGTACGCCCGCATCTCGGCCATGCCCTCTTTCGAGGTCCAGGCGAACCCGGGCAGGAACCCGTCGTTGCGCTTGATCGCGATCGCGCGGTCGAAGTCGGACGGCAGCGTGATGTAGTCCTGGCTGATGGTCGCGTCCAGGGACGACTCGCCACCCTTGAGGAACGCCCACTCGTACATCGAGACGAACACCTCGTTCGTCTGGTTCAAGAGCTCCGTCGTCGAGATGATGCGGTTGTCGCCGCCCAGGGCGTTCTTGATCGCGTCCTGACACACCGAGACCGTGAGGGTCATCGTAGCGCGTAGTGCAACTGGTGAGAGATAGTTGCCGAGCCGGTGATGCTGGTGAAGGTGTGCCGCACGAAACGCAACGCCACCCGCGGCGAGCCGGCCGTGGTGTCTGCCGTCGAGTGGCAGTACTCGCCCGTATCGTCACCGCCCGTCCCCCAATCGGCATGGATCAGGAACGGGAACCACGTCGTGCCGTCCGGTGAGGTGTCCACCTGGATGACACAGGCGCTGGCCGCCTCGATCTTGACATCGAGCACGCTGACGAACGCCGTCGCGTTGGGCGGCACCTCGTAGGTCGCCCCCGCAGTCGGGCTGACCCCGCTGATGGCCGTGGACGGCAGAAGTGTAAGGGTAGGCATCAGCGTAGCCCGTAGCTCAGGTGGTGCTCGATGACCATGCGCGTCGCCGCCGCCGAGTGTGCGCTGATGTTGCAGCGCGCAAACTGCATCAGCATCGCGGGGTGGGTCGCGTCGGCAGTGATTGGGACCCCGTTCACCTCCGTAGTGGTGGGGGCCGAGACCGCGTGCGTGAAGAGGTCGAACCAGTTCAAGCCGTCCGGCGACACCTGCACGTCGAGCGTCAGGGTGCAGACCCCGGTCTCAGCGCCGGTGGTGTACCAGGACACGGGCTCGGTGGCGTTGGGCGGGATGACGATCACGGGCCCGCTGAGCGTGTCGGCAGTCTCCTGCGACTGCAGTAGCGTGACGTCGATCGAGGATGCCACGATTCAAGCCTCGTAGTACAGCTCGTGGGTCACCACGGCCGTCTCAGCAGTCCCGTTGGTGGCCGAGGTGTTCGAGCGGATCTTCGGCATGAGCAGCCGCGGGGGCAGCCACTCGTCCATCGCCACGACCTGTACGCCGTTCTGGACGATCGCCTGCTGCGCAATCGTGATCCAGTTCGTGCCGTCATCTGCCGAGACCTGCGTCTGGATCGTCAGGCTCGGGTTCACCGTGCCGCCGAAGGACGACGCCGTCAGGACGATCGAGGCGCGCCTGATGCCTGCCGGGACCATGACGGCCGTACCTGCGCCGGTCGCAGTGATCGTGGCCGCGCTGCGTAGTGCCAATGAGGGCATGTGCCCGCCTCCTGTTCTCGAGTTGAAAGAGCCCCCAGCGGGGCGCGAGGCCCCGCCAGGGTGCGTGTGTCGGGCTACATCTCCACGTAGGCGTAGATGTAGTCGATGTCGAAGTCGCAGGACGCGCCGGAACCGTTCCGCTGCCCCACCAGGACCTTGAGGCCCAAGTTCGGAAGCGTCGGGGTGGCAGAGACCCGCACGTTGCGGTGGGTCACGCGCAGGGTGTCGTCGATCCACGCACGAATCGTGTCGTCACCGTCATACTCGAACGTGTAGACCGCGTTCGTGGTGGCGACGTGATCGATCGTGGTGTCGGTCGTGACCTGCGTCGTGACGTTGCCGTTGGCAAAGCTAACGCTCGCCACCTCGGGGATGTTGAACCCGACGTGGTTCGCAGCCAGGATCGTCGCGTTTGCGTCACCCAGCGTGCCAACGACGGCACCGAAGCCGAAGAAGAACGACCCGTCCGTGCGGGTCGCGTTGCCGCGGATCTCGAACCTGAACTTCTTGCCGAGAACCGGCGTGAAGAACGTCGTGTCCGAGTGCAGCAGGATCTCGTCGTCATCCGTACCGTCCGAGTCCAGCGTGATCCACCCGCCCGTTCCGGCAAGTGGGACGATCGCACCGCCAGTGGTCATGGTCGCAGACCATGCCCCCTCTGCGGCCGGAGTGGCTGCCAAGGTCGGGTACGAGGAATGGACGAAGTCGTCGAAGATCTCGATGTTCCGTTCTGCGGGAACCAACCGGCCGTTTCCGGTCCCGGTGATGACGCTCTGGTTGATGCCGTGTGAGGCGAAGGGGGTGTTTCCCATTGAAATGTTCCTTGTGCCTCTAGGCGTTGGTGGTGTCGGCGGACGGGTACAGGATCCCGTGACGCTTCAGCGACTGGAACGTGAGGTTGTCCCACATGTCCCACACCACGGCTCGTGACATCGGCT